ATAGCACAAAAGAATAAAAACCTACTCACTCAAAAACTGACTATTTCTTTTACACCAAATAAGGTTGTAACTGGCACAAGAAGAGATGGTTCTCCTTATTTTGAAGATTCAGGTTCTTTCTCAGCATCAAACGATATCAAAGAAATAAATCAACCACCCTCTGCATACGATGCTGTCTATCCTTTCAATCATGTTTATGAATCAGAAAGTGGTCATCTTATAGAGATTGATGATACTCCTTCCAAAGAGAGATTACATTGGTATCATCGTTCTGGTTCTTTTACTGAAATTTCTCCAACAGGAAATCGCATAGACAGAACAGTAAGTCATCGTTATAACATGACAACTGGAAATCAAGAGTCAATCATTCAAGGTGACGAAATCAAGGGTGTTTCACAGGATGGTTTCTTGGATTATGGTGGTAAATTGACGATGGCTTCTGGAAAAGATATGAAACTAATTTCAGAGTCAGGTAATGTCATCGTAGATGCACCAACTCTGAATACTGTAATCTCTGGTAAAAACGTTTTGATCGCTGCATCCGATACTCTTGTTCTAAAGGGTGGAGTAAAGGTTGTTCGTGATGATGATACTGCTGTTGACAAAATCAAAGGCAGTTATGAGATGAACGTACAAGGTGGTTACAATTTGAGTTCGGGAAAACTTACTCTTGGTTCTTTGGGATCAACAAGTATTTCATCTTTTGGACCAATGACTCAAACCATTACTGGAAGTTCAGAAGAAACTATTGCAAATGTAGATGTGATCTTTGGAAATACAAACGCAAAGATGATAAAGGCACTTCTTGGTAAAATTGTTCTTGAAACAGTTGATGCTATATTGACAGGGGGAATACAACTGAATGTAGGGCCTGGTGGAATTGCAGGACAGATTGCAATCAAGGCACCTTTAGGGGATATTGATATCAAATCAACAACTGGTCCTTCTGGTATCAATATTCAAGCGACAACACAAGCGAAAATGAAAGGACTGATTGCTGCAGAAGTTGAAGGAACTGCAACTGCAAAACTGAAATCATCTGGTATTACTCAAATTGAAGGTGGATTGGTTACAGTTGGAGGGACAGCATCCCCTGCACTTCTTGCAAAAGATTTTCTCAAGGTATTTGCAGAACATTATCATCCAAGTTCTGTAGGACCAACTGGACCACTTCACCCATCATTCGCAAGTAAGTTGATTCAAACAATGTCTAAGAAAGTATTTTTGGGATAGAAAAATGCCACTGATTTTACCAACATTGCAAGCAGATTTAATCAATATATACGAGAAGGGACCAGCAGGAAATCCTTCTCCGCAAGTTGTAGGTTTGCAAACTGCACAAGCATACAACACCTATTGTTCTACGATTATGAATATGGGAGGGGGAGCGTTTTCTGGAATGCCTGGAGTTGGTGCATTGGGTTCTGAATTAGGTAACATATTGTCAGGTGTAAGTCCTGCTGGTGCATTGACCGCACAGAAAATGGCAAAAGCATTCAACGATTGTCTATCAACTTTGTTGTCAGTTTTTCAGACGACAATCGTGACAGCGCCTGGGTTTGCAGGATTGATACCAGAACTGATTGACTTATTCAGTTCACCAAAACCATCTGCAACACTTTTTGCGACAAAGTTTGGAACAGCGCTAAATAACTTTACAAGTGCCGCAGTTATAATCGGAGTGGTTCCTGGCGCTCCACCAGTTCCCTTTTCTGGACCACCAAGTTAATTGAGATAAGATGGATATAGAAGCAAAAAAAGTACAAGTCCAAGAAGATATTGCAAGACAACCAGCGAATGTTGTTTTTGCTCGTATTGATATTGTGAATGAAATACAACTTGCAGATTTGATGAAGATTGATTTCACTTCTTATTTTAGAGATACGGCAAGAAGTGTGTCAAGTGGAACTTCTGGAAACTCAACTGACACTCTACACGCAGTTTGTGTCAATCTTGCAAAACAACGAGCACTTTTACAAGGTGCAGCTGCAAGTGATGTTATATTTTTCAACATACATTCATCTTCAAATAATTCAAACGTTTTACCATACACAACAAATGGTGATCTGACATTTGCAACTCTTGAAGATGCATCTTACAGTAACAAAACATCTTTACCTTTTACAGTATTGCACGACCTAAACTCAGATGGTGGAACTGTTACACTTTCGTCAACTTCAAATGCAAACACAGAAATTGCAGATGATGATGGAAACAATGTAAAATATTTTACTGACTTCTCAAAATACTTTTTGACTCGTAGTCGTGCAAATGGAGAGTTGATTACGATTGATGAAAACAATGCTCCTTATACAACCCCAACAGTCGCAGAACCATTTGTCCCTGCAAACACAATCAACGGAGAAACATATACTGGAACTGCAACTGATCCAACTGCAAATTCGGATGTTCGTCACGATTTCTTTTTGACTGCAAATACAACAGCGGTTGGTTTTGCTGGTGCAAACAACGACATTACAGAAAACAAATATGAAGGTAATACTTTTGTTACACTTGCACTTTCAAATGCAACTGGAACTTTTTCAGTAGATCAGACAATCACAGATTTTGACGGAAACACTGCAACTGTAAAAGTCGCTTCCAATACGACCACTTTGTTGATCGAAACATCAGATACAAAAGGTACTTTTACTGTAGGAGAGACACTTACTGACTTATCAACCAATGCAACCATCCAGACAGTAGAAACAGTTTCAAATACAGAAATCAACATTACACTCACAGGAAGCACATTTTTGACAGGTTCAAATACAAGTTTGGACCTTGGATTTACAACTGCAAATACGATTACACTTGACGAAAATACTGTCACACGAACAGGTTCAAAAGTAGTCGTAACAGCAAATAATCACGGAGTTTCGCCTGGAGAATACATTGTTCTGAAAGGTGCAACTGATGATTTTAGTGAATTCAATGATACATTCATCGTTCAAGACGTTACACAGAATACTTTGTCATTCACAACAACAAATGCTATATCTGCAACTCCAACTGGTGATTTCAGTTTAGTCAAAAATGTGGTGTTTGGTAGAACGAGTAATGCATCAGCTGCAATTCATACACGAACAGTCAATGCAAGTGCAAACGTGGTTTTTCAATCTGCAAATCTCAGTGTTGGATTTCCAGTGGGAAATACAATCACAACTCCAACTGCAAGTGGAGTGATTGACAGTAGGACAATTGGTGGTGCTTGGTATCAACTCAAGACAAATGAAGTAAAGACGTATTATGCAGCTTCTGATTCTGGAACTTGGGATTATGATGCAACAAACAATCCACAAGGTATTGAATCAACTGCAAATACTGGTGAGTTCTGGTTGAAGAATAATGAGATGGTAAGAATCAACCAAATTGTAGCGGGAACGAATGCAGGAACATCAACTGAAACTGCACCAAAGATGGTTCTGGACATTTCACTTGCAACATCAACTGATAAGTCGGGTGGATATGATTCAACAATTGATACACAAGTGCCTGGAGTATATTTTGCGTACCCTCTCAAAACTTATGAGGATCAAGTTCACGATGGAGTAACAACTTTGGAGGCATTTAATAATTTTGCAAATGTTGTCATTGCACCAGAGGGGTTGGAAATTAACTTTGATTGGAAACCTCTTGCAAATAGTTCTGGTGTTGCGACCAACTCAACTCATATCAACGCAGATGGTTCAGTAACAAATTCATCATTCAATCCAGAAGAAGTCACAACCTTGAACAAATCTGACTTTGAAGCACATCTTGCAAATTATACAACATCTTCTACAAATGATGTGTTTCTTTCTGCTGATCCAAGTGTAAAGTCAAGTGGTGCAAAAGACGGAACAAATCAATATCTTAGTGTAAATGCAAATCCGTTTTTTCCTGCTGTTAATGGAACGCATAAGATAAACACAGATACATCAAATGATTTGACAGGAACGCAACCAGGCACGTTGACTGCAAACGATATTTATGCAGGAGGTTTTACAGAAATTCAGGTTGGTGCAACTGAACCATCTGGAAATTTTAGATATCGAATTTGGAATGATATAAAGTGGACTTATGGGACAAATCCACACGCAGCAACAGCATCAAAAACTAATGCTTATAATGTTCCCAGAGCAGATGCATTTTTAGAAGTATATGATGGTGAGATAGATACTGAATTGGCTGCAGTTCAATCACAAGCGACTGTTACAGCAGGATCGATGAGCACTTCTACAGAGGTTAGAGTTTTACCAGAAAGTGATCAAACAATAACTTCATCAGTAGGAACTTACACTGTTTCTTCAGTCAGTGGTGGTATGTTTGTACGAACAGTACACACAGTAGCAACTAGTGGTACTGGTTTTACCGATACCGCTGGAAGTCCAACTAATCATGTCAATGTCTACAATAGAGTTCAATTTCTAATCAACAAAACGAAATCAACAAATATTGGTGGGACTGATGGTAACTATACTGTAGGTGATATGGAGACAAATTTTGGATTATTGTATCAACTCTTGAAAGACCTTGAAGCCTCACATGGAAAAGATTATGAAGACCCATTGGAACCTAGTACAGCAGGATATGCAACTGGTCAAAGTGACGCTAGTTTCAAACAAGAAACTGAAGATTTGAAAACCGCAATGGATGATTTAATAACGGCTCATAATTCACAATTTTCAAGTATTGGAAGTCATAATTTTGCGTATAGTGGAACAGCTGATAATTCATACACAATACCAACAAGTTATGTTACAAAACTGAACGCCTTTCTTTCTACTGAACTACCATCTTATCGAAATGTAATCAAAAGAAGAATAACAGAAATATCAAATCGTATTGGTTACGTAAATAGTAAAGACGTTGCAGGGGGAGGAACAACATCAAGTCCTGCAAAATCTGTCTCTGGAACAAAACAAGGATTTCAAGGTTATTCATTCAATGGTGGAAACGGATACGCAAACACGATTTATTCACACGCAAACTTTCTTGCAGGAAAGAAGATAAAACTATTTGAGAAAATCATTACTGCAATCAATGATGTTCAAGCACTTTACGATCAAGTAAAATCAAAGAGGTCACAATACTATGAGTACAACCAGTAAAAAAGAAGATACAACAGATTGGAAGAAATGGGGTGACGGAGAGACAAATCCAGACCTCAAGAAGTACATTGAACTGTTGGTTCAATATAATAATCAAACCAAAGAAATCTTAGAGGACACAAAAGAGTGGCTACTTACGAATGGGAATCGGTCACGTTAGGACAGAATCCAGAGATACAGAAAATTGTCTCTGCTGCCGCCAAAGCGTCTGAACTTCTCAATACAAATGTTGGACTTGCAAAAAGTGGATTGCAACTGGCACAGAAGTTTCTTCTTGGTGTTCTCAATCCCAAGATCATACTTCTCAACGCAATCGCAGATGAAATTGACAATTTTGTTTCGGATTTTCGCAATACTGGTTTTTTCATCTTAGAGGTCACTCCCACAGGGAAAGAAATCATTCCTAAAGATGCAGATGGAAATCCAATCAAACTTCTTCTGTCAGCTCCTGCAATTGCTGCAAATTATACCGCAGCTGCAGCGGCAGGTCAAACCGCAGAGTTTTTACAATGGACTGTAGACACTTTAGGAATTGAGAACTATGAAGTGACAGGCGCTCCAAATGCATCTTATGCTGTCGCAACTGGAAAAGCAATCCCTGCATCTGCAAGGTCTGAAAATGCAAACGATGACACACTTGGAACTGTAGATCCTCTTTTTGGAATTTACAAGTTTACCCCATCTCAAGTGATTGCACAAACAATTGCAGCCATGGATGACCAGCTAGATGAAAGAAGACCACAATTCTCTTCAAGTGCAGAGGTCGGTGCAGTTATGATCATTGTAGCATACAAAGACATGACTACAAATCTTCCCAACATCAAAACAGCGATTGAAGCATTGGTTTCATTTTTTGGTGGAGAGAATGGTCTATTTACAAAGGGGTTTCAAAAGGTAGGTAATCTGATTGCAGCTGCAACGGGACAGTTAGAAGATCCATCAAAAAATAACGTCACTCTCACAATCGAACAGGTGAGTGGTGTCAAAGGAACTGAAGATGACACGATTGAAACAAGTCAAAAAAACTTCAAGGACCAGTTTGAAGTAAACGATTTTGTAATCGGACCAAGAGCAAAGTTTGGTGCAAGAGCAATTGGTTATGTTTCAAAGGTCAATAGTACATCAACTCCAAATACGAATCAAGTTTATCAAACTCAAGAACTTGTCATAACAGGTGCAACTGAACTAGATGCAATCGCATTTCGCAGCCTTGGTGCCGGTGCAACATTGACCTTGGGTAGTTTCAAAGTGGAAGAAAGAAAATATGTTGACGATAATTCAGGTAAAGTTGTGTCTGGTGGATTTTACAACGGATATCGTTATTTGCAAGAAATAGAAATAGTAAATGGTGAATGTATTGGAAACACAAAGGTAGAAAGAAAAGGAAGTGAACCTCTTCTCACTGTCTTGGAAACTGAAAATGTTGCTGAAGATATTGGTGGAAGACAACCTATATTTGTGAGAAATACAGTCGTTGGTCGAATTCTCACTCCAAAGACACAAAAGGCTCCACCACCCAACTTCAAAGCCGCAAAACTAGAAGATTTGATTGGAGATTTTACGACCTTCTTTTCAGCAATCGATACTCTTTCAAACACATTACGAAACATTGCAGGAGATTCGTCTACTGCATTGGATGAAATTATAGCGTATCTTGATTCAAAGATTGCAGAGTTGGACGAAATCAATACAGCATTACAAGACATTCTGAAACTTTTTACAGACGGACTTCCCAAGGGCGGTGTTTATGTTCTTACAGTTCCACCAACTGTAGGTGGAAACGATCTTATAAAATCTGCGTTGAGTAGTGCATCTAACAGACCACCAGATGATTTGGATTTTGCGGTTGGATTCTTTATGATGGGTGGGGGTCCAAGTATGAAAGTCCTCAATAAACTTCTTAACTCTGCCTAAGCATAATAAATAATAATACTATGGCCCTATCAACAAGAACATACAAAGACCTTGCATTTTCAATGTTTGCAAATCCTATGAACGGAGACATTGGAAAATCTACTGGTGCAACTGCTGTCAAACGTGCAATCGTTGGAATACTCAAGACCAACTTCAACGAAAGAGTTTTTCAACCAGAGTTTGGTTCTAACATTCGTGCTCTTCTTTTTGAACCAATGAATCCAATTACTGAAGAACGTATGAGAACAGAGGTTGAAGAGGCAGTCAAGAGACACGAACCAAGAGCACAAGTTATTGGTGTAACAGTAGAAGGACAGGAAGACCAAAATCGTTACGTAGTAAAAGTTCTTTTCAATTTATCAACAGAAGCAGAACCACAAGAATTAGAAACCTATTTTGAACGAGTATAATGGCAGAAATCACGAAACTCAATATTACAGAATTAGATTTTGATGCTATTAAGAATAACCTAAAAGATTACTTTGCATCTCAGAGTGAATTTTCTGATCATGACTTTGAGGGATCTGCAATTTCGGTGATGTTAGATATTCTTTCTTACAATACTCACTACAACGCATACTACATGAATATGCTTGCAAGTGAAGCATTTCTTGATTCTGCACAATTGAGAGATTCGGTTGTTGCAAAAGCCTCAATGTTAGGATACACACCAAGGTCTGCGAGAGGTGCAAAAGCAAATGTTGCAATCACAGTCACACCAACTGACTCGCCAGCAACTATTACCATTGATAAGAACACACAATTTACATCAACTGTAAATGGAACATCGTATGTTTTCTGCACATCTAATTCTCACACAATCACACCAACGGATGGAGTTTATACAGCATCGGGAGTGGAGTTGACACAAGGAGTACCAGTAACATTCAGATATACAGCGAATACTGCAAACACAGAACAAAAATTTTTACTTCCAAATGAAAACACGGACACAGATTCACTTACAGTAACAATACAAGAATCAGCAACTGACACAAACACGGCAGTTTATACATTAGCAACAGACATAACAACAGTCAACTCCACTTCTAACGTTTATTTCTTGTCAGAAGACACAAGTGGACAATTTGAGGTTGAATTTGGAGATGGTGTTCTGGGAAGAAAACCAATCACAGGAAATATCGTTCTTCTTTCTGGTCTTGTGACAGAGGGTGCAGATGTAAATGGTGCAAACACATTTTCTGCTTCTGGTACAGTCGGTGGATACTCTACTGTTTCGGTTGCAACTTCAAATGCTGCGGCGGGAGGTTTGGACAGAGAAACAGTTGAGAGTATCAAGTTCAACGCACCAAAGAACTTTGAGACACAAAATCGTGCAGTCACAACTGATGACTATAAGTCAATCGTAGAAAGAGAGGTTTCTGGGTTAGATAGTGTTTCAGTTTGGGGTGGACAGGATAATGAAACTCCAGCCTTTGGAAAAGTTTTCATTTCTGCAAAACCATCGGGTGCGACTGCATTATCAACATCACAGATCGCTTTGATAAAATCAGCAGTATCAAGTTATAATGTTATGTCAATTACACCAGAGGTTGTAGATCCAGACATCATTGACTTGATAATGAGCATCACAGTAAAATATGACTCACGACTAACAACATTGTCATCTGGTGCCATTGCAGAAAAAGTCGTTACTACAATCAACGACTACAGAACGCAGAATTTGTTGAAGTTTGGTTCTATTTTTAGATATTCAACTCTGTCAACAAGAATTGACAATACAGATACCTCAATCATCAACAACTTGACAACGATTACTGCAAAGAAGGGTATAGTTCCTTCAACGACAGCGAACAATACTTACACTATAAGTTTCAACAACCCAATTTATAGTGAGTCAACCACTTTTGAAGGTGCAGTATCATCAACAGCATTCTCTTACACAGATGCAGATGGAACAACTTATAATTCTGCATTTTTTGATGATGTAAACGGAGTGATGAGAATTTACTATTTGTCTGGTTCAACAAAAGTTCTTCTTTCAAACAATGCTGGGACTGTAACTTATTCAAACGGATATATTTCATTGTCATCGTTTAGACCTAATTCATTCACAGGTTCAAAATTAGATTTTACAATCAAACCCTCTGTCAATGATTTGATTCCGATACGAAACCAGTTATTTGACATCGCAAACACGAATATTACTGTTACAATGCAAGATGATGCTGGAACTGGAACAACTGTAACATCTACAAGTGCTACTGGAACTGTTTCGTCTACCACAACTGGAACAACTTCTGGAACAATAAGTACAACTTACTAATAGAGAGTCATGTCTGCAAAAGTCACTGCAAAAGCTGTTTCACAAGTATCGGAACAACTTCCCTCTTTTATAGGTGAGGATTTTCCTCTCTACGAAAAATTTGTAAAAAACTATTTTGAGTTTCTTGAGACAATTGTTGTCCCATACGGAATCGTAACAGGTTATGAAAATGACTACACGTTTACAGTAGGTGAGACAGTCACAGGTCAAACATCTGGTGCAACCGCAACTGTAAAAGGAACTGGCGCTAATTCTGGACTCAACAAACTTTTCTTAGAACCAACTAATACACTTGACTTTGCAGCTGACGAAACAATAATTGGTAGTACGTCCAGTGCATATGGAAGTGTGACATCAGTTACACGAAATCCTGTCAATGCTCTAAAACTCTTTACTTCGTTGATTGACCCTTCTCAAACATCAGAAGGTGTTCTTGAGTTTTTTAAGAAAGAGTTCTACCCTAATATTCGTAAGTCCTCTACAACTGATCTTAGAAAGTTCATACAACATCTCAAGGATTTCTATCGGTCAAAAGGAAGCGAGAATTCCTTTAGAACATTGTTTCGTATTCTTTACGGACAAGAAAACGTAGATTTTTATTTTCCAAAAACTGACCTTCTCAAAGTATCAGATGGAAAGTGGTCACAAGATGTAGTAGTTCAACTAATCTATGATGTAACTTATCTATCTTTCAATGGTCTTACAATTACTGGTGGTTCATCTGGTTCCACAGCGTTTGTATCCAATGTCACTGACAGAAAACTTGGAACTATCCCAATCATAGAACTTGTCCTTACAAATACAAGTGGAAGTTTTACTCTCGGTGAAACGATTACTGCAACAACGGCTGCAGGAACAGTTATCTCTGCTACAATCACAGGGCAATTGACAGACATCACAATCAATGATGGTGGTGCAGGGTATAACAATGATGATGAAATAACAATTACAGATTCAACACTTCAGGGTTTTGGTGCCGCTGCCACTGTTACAAACACATCTGGTGATGAAGTCACCATTATGACATCGACAAATGATGGTAATGGTTATGAGGTAAATGATACGTTCACCTTTGATAACACAGGAACAAACGCAGATGTAACAGCAGAAGCTAAAGTTACGGAACTAAGAGATACTTACAACCTTAGTGTTATTACTTCTCAACTTTTGTCTGCGGTAGAAACCATTTCATTCAATGTAGCGGGTGCATCTACAGCATTACCTTTCAATGTTGCAGTCCAAGCAGGATTTTTGATTGCAAATGATGCTACCTTTGCAAGTGCAACAAAAGTTGGAGAAGTTGTCTCCATCACAAACTCCGAAATAACTGTTTATGACCGAGCGAATGAGGCGCCTGGAGCACAATATACGGACTCTGGTCAAACCGCAGCTATTCCAAAAGCATATACTGCATTTGCAAATGGAGACACACTTTTTCTTTTTGATGAAAATGAAACTCCAATCACTGGAGCGCAATCTGTTAGTATAGACGATTCATCATTTACAACTGTAACCACTGACATTTTTCTCAATGGTTCATTTGGTTCTGATTTCAATAATGCAGCGATAGGTTCGACTATTCAGGATGCAATGACATTTGAAACCAAAACCTTTGGAAGAATCAATGCAGTTTCAATCACATCTCATGGAAGTGGTTATGAATCGGCTCCAACTGTAAGTATCACAAATGATTATTATGAAGACCTGTTTGAACCAGATACCGATTATGGTGGATTCAAGGGAAAGAATGCGGCCTTTACCATTGGAACTCTTGGCGGAGAAATTACTGAGATCACAATTAGTGAGGGTGGTTTTGGTTACATTACAGACCCAACTGTAACTGCATCAACAAACTCTTCATCAACTGGTTCTGCATCCGCAAATCTCTCACCAGTATTGACTGCAACAAGAACTAAAACTGGTGTATTTACAGATGATTCAGGTAAACCAAGTTCACAGAAAATAATTCAAGACAATGATTATTATCAAGATTTTTCTTATGTAATTCAGACATCCGATTCAATTGATGTATGGAGACAAGACATTCTCAAATTGTTACATCCTGCCGGAATGAAACTTTTTGGTGAGGTCGCTATTGCAACATTGTTAAATGCGACAATGTTTGATAGGGGTTCTAATAACATCAACTCAATTCTTGATAATGGTCTTACTCAATATCGTGAACTTTCTTTACAGTTGATATCAGAAGTTCTCAATAATCTTTACGTGACCGCTGAAGTTGAACTTGTAAAAGAAGTCCAAATGGATATCTTCATACAAAATTTAGTTCAGTCAACTGCTAGTATCATCGAATTTCTACAAACAGTCCTTTCAACAAACGGATTTCCGGCAGAGTTCTTTTCCTTACTATCAGTCAAGAATGTGACGGCTGTAGTGAATGATCCAAATCTACACTTAGAATTAGGTGACAATGAAGATGGTGGCGTCATTCTAAATGAAGATGGAACAAACTTGTTAGCGGAAGAACCAAGAACAACAGTTGTAACTTCGGAACCACATTACTTCCACGAAAATGATGAAATTTATTTAGACAATTTTACTGGTAGTGTAATTTTGATTGATAGCACCAATGGAACCGATAACGCTGGCGATAAGTTATTGAATGAAGATGGAGATGCAATTCTAAACGAAACCTCAAACACAGAAACTATTAATGGAAAGTTATTTTCAGTCCAAGATGTTGATATAGAAAATTCCTCAATATTGTTGGAGGATGACAATTTTATGTTGTTGGAGACAGATGGAGGTAATCATATTCTAAATGAAGACGTTGCTAAGATTACACTAAAAGATCCAGTATCTTTGACTGATTATGGTTCTTTGGAATTTGGAACAGATGATGTAGACACAACTGGATTGTCAATATCGACTTTTGGTAAGATATACAGACCAAGTAAAACAGCATCATCTGGATTACCAATAAATTTACTGAGCAATGAATACGTAGGTGAATATACTGACTATGTTGTAGACCACTATCTATTCCATCATCACACAGAAGATTTGTCATCAATAAGTGGGGATGATACTCTAATCTTTCAAGAACGTAGAGTAGCTGTTGAGTCCAATGTATTACTAGAGGATGGAGATGATTTGTTACTTGAAGATGGAGTTCCAACCACTTCTGGAACTTATAGTGGTACAACTTCTGGGTTGGGAATTGTACTGATAGATGCAGGAATTGTATTGCAAGATTCGGGTGGATATGCAGATATTATGTTGACAGAAGCACAATCAAAAGTTGTCTTGGGTTCTTATCTCAAAGATGAAACAATATATGGAGAAGATAATATTATTTTAGAAGATGGTGATAAAATTGAATTGGAAGAATCTGGATTGCAAGATGGTGTATTAACTTTTGACCAACCATTCGACTACAAAGCACAACCTTATGAAAATAATAACGGATTTGGGTATTTCAAACACAGAGTTGACCAAAGAGTTTCCGTATAAATATATCAGAATAAACTTTAGGAGAAAAAAGTGGCCGCATTAGTAACACAAAATTTTCGAGTTCATAACGCAAAACAGTTTCGGGAAATGTTTGACGAAACTGAATTATTTGGCGGAACTTCAGTAACAGATGCACAAGGATTGTTGAATACGAATGTGTATCTTTTTATCGGTAAATCAGATGCATGGTCTGGTTCTTACAGTGATACAAACGTACCTAACCCTGCAACTGCTACAAATCCTTCTTCGGATACAACAGCGAATACATCTTACACTCATTGGAAGGACATGATTGCGGCCAAGAAGGTTGCTTCCTCTGATGTAAGTCATGTTGTCACAAGACACAATTGGACTTCTGGTAGACATTACTCAATGTACGACCACACAGAGACAATGACAAATCTCCTTGCAGAAAGAACAGGTCAAACAATCAGTACTGGAACTGGAACTTTGTACCCAATGTATGTAATGAATACGAACTTCAATGTTTACAAATGTCTTTTCAACAATAAGTCAGAAGCGGGAGTTCCACAACCATCAACTACAGAACCAACTGCAACAACTACAACCGCAGGAGCTCCTGCTGCACTTGCAGATGGATATGTATGGAAGTATATGTACTCCGTGTCTGCATCTGATGCCTTAAAGTTTGTGACATCGGGTTATATTCCTGTCAAACAAATTAGAGATGCAAATGCACTTGGAAACACAGGAACAGCTGGAGGACTTGGTTCTTCTGGAACAAAAAATGATGGTTCAGATCAAGCAACAATCGAATTCAATGCAGTAGATGGAGCATTAGATGTATTCGTTATTTCCAACGATGGTGCAAATTATCATTTTGAAAACAATATCTCAATCGCATCTGGAACAGGGACTTCACTAGTTCTTTCTTCGCCAGGATTGACAACTAATGATTATTATAACAATTCATCAGTATATTTCACTTACTCTGGCTCATCATATGTAAGAAAAGTTACAGATAGTGCTTATGATTCGGGAACATCACAAATGACACTTACTCTTGATTCTACTTTAGGAGTAACGTTATCTGGTTCACTTACTGCAAACGTAGCGCCTTTCGCAAGAATTATTGGTGATGGTCACGGACAGGAAATTGTTTTGACTGCAAATAGTTCTGCTGCAAATTCAGTTGGAGGTGTAACAGTTGTAAACTCAGGAAATAGTTTTACAACAGCGACTCTTGACGTTCTACAACAAGGAACAGGTGCAGGAGCAAGTGCAGCCATCACACCTATCATTCCACCAAAGGGTGGTCACGGATATGATCCAGTAACAGAGTTGGGTGGATATTTCATCATGGTCAACTCAAAACTGACTCAAGATGAATCTGGAACTTTTACAACTACAAACGATTTTCGTAAGATCGGGTTGTTGACAGATCCAAATTCTGATGGTGCATTTACAAAATATTCTGGTACAACTGCAACTCAAGCAAAAACATTTACTTTCACATCGAACACTGCTGCTATAAGTGGAGACATAACGATTTCACAAAATAGTGTTGGTGCAAATGGTGCAACTGCATACGTTGTTGATGT